AGCTTGTCCCGGCCCGTTAACTTCCAGATTAAGCGTCGAGTTTTTGTAGGCTCCTGCCAAGTGAGAAATAACCCATGCAAACTGGTACGTATTAAGTTCTGAAGTGGCAAACTCAGCGACCTGTTCCAATCCGTCTGAATAGCATCGGAAGACTTGAACGCAAAACCTATCAGCCCAATCAGAAGAACCATAAGCAGGGTCTGCACCGATAACGTAGTAAGCGGTATCAATGGGTTCCTCCCAAACTTTTAGTGTTGACAAACGCTCAGTAGACTTTAGCACTTCAGTGTCTTGGAAGTTCACACCCATCGCATAACGATAATGGTCGCAGTCAATCTTCTTCGCAATCTTCATGGCGTCAGTACACCGTGAGTTTGAGAAGAAGGATGTGCCCGTCATGACAAACGCATAGTCTTCGGTCGGCGGGAACTCTTGATACATCAAGGAGTCATCCTTAATGCCTTCAAGCATTTTCCAACGCCACCACGCCATCTGGCGCGAGTTAATCTCAAAGTTGTAGAGCTTCTTAATATCTCGCGTCCACTCTTTTTCTTCGGGCGTTAGTTTGCCGTCCCAATAGACTTTGTAGACATCAGTGTCAGGCGCAGCAGAATAAAACTCATTGCGCCACCAGCCACAGAAGATAGCCTTCTGAGTCCGTGCGCGTTTAGCTGTTACGTACATATCGTGAAACATATTAAATCCGCGAGCAGTGGACTCGAATATGTAGAGACGTTTAGGGTTGGTTTCTGCAAGCGAGGCCAGCAAGGATGCTAGTCCTTCTTCATCGCCCCACGAAGACGTCTCTGTGCCGTGAAGGAATGTGATGCCCTTGCCACGACCAAGACTTCCTTTCGCTCTAAGCCCTGCGACTTGATAAAAGATACGACTTCTGTTTTTGAGGGAAAGAGAGTTTCTATTGTGTGCAAGTATGGGTATCTTGTACTCTTTTGGCAGACCTTCCATATAACTGCCGAGCGTTCCTCGGAACATATCTCGGTTTTCTTCTGTGTCTGTAACAAGTGTTCCATTTAACCCCGCATTGATGTAGTGCCAGTAAAGGTCTAAGGCCAAGCTGATAGTAGTGATACCTAGCTGACGGCCTTTCAAGATGACAAAGAAATGGACACCGCTTTCCAAGCCACTAGCAATCTCATCCATGACATAGGTCTGAGTGCCAAGAAGGTTATCCATCTTGCGTAAGCCCTGCTCTTTGGTTTCAATCTTTAACTCAGAGCAGAACTGATAAAACTGTTTGAGATTGAACTTCATTTAGACTTTCGTCGTTCATTACTGAACTGTTCTAGGTTCCAGTTAGCGATACGGTATCGTGCCTCTGGATTCTTGGCTACCCGCAATAGCTCGGCTACTAACTCAGGGCTATATTGGTTTTTCCAAGACTGTAGCAATTCCTTCTTTTCATCAGGACTGTAAGCACGGTTAGCCTTGCCCATCTCAGACTTCAAGATACGGCGAGAGAGCAGAAGTTCTTCTGCGTACTTGTCAGTTGATGGTGCTGAGTCGCTCAAGAGCATCTTTCAGTCTTGCTACCTCATCGGTCGCATCCCGCAGCAACTTAGCTGACTCAGTATGAACACGCATAAGCTCATGAAATAGCTCTGCATGGCTCATCGTGTAGACCTTCTCCATGTAGGCTTTTTTCACATCCTCCATTGCTAGAGGCATCATGGTTTGAATTGTTTCTGTCATAGCAGTAACTCCGTTAGGTTTTGTGAATCTCCGATAACCCCTTCCAAGAAGGTGTTGAATGCAATACTGATGCGGGTATCTTCTGTCTGAACCGTCTCAACCATGTGCGTTAAATTTGACGGGAATAAGACAATCTTTCCTGTCTCTACTGGAAACCACCAGCTCTCACTGTTCCAGTGATTCCACGACTCCGTCGTAACCTTCAATTGTTGATACCCATCTTTGTAGAAATAGATACGGTCACGGGATGGCATAGCAGAGACGTAGAAGACGCCAGAGATAAAGCTGTTAGGGTGTGCGTGCTTGTGATGGTACTGGCCCTTGTTCGTATAGTTAGCCCATGACTGTGTGACGTAAGGTTTGACCTTATGCTTTGGGGCATAGACTGCTTGGAAGTAATCCTGAACTGACTTGTCTATAAAGGCAGCAATGCGCTTCATCTCTTTGGCTTTTAAGAGATAGTTGTCTACGCTAGTAGTGTTGCCGTCATTGGCCCGTGTCTCCAAGTCTTTAATGAACTGGAGTTCTTTCTCAGTGACCGGCTTATCTAGTTCGTAGAAGCCTACAGGTGTCGGGAACAAGTTTTCAATCATTGTCAGCTACCGGTGTACTCATGTAAGCCAGCAACTCATGGCAAGCACGACGAACCCTAGGGTCACTCTCAAACCTTAAGGTGTCCTTCATACGCCAAATCATGTACTGGTCCAAGAAGTCATCAACAGTCATATCAACATTAAAGTTCAATACGCCGCCGTCTTCTGAATCATCGTCTATGCTGTTCTCCATACCCTTACCCCCTCGACTTCTTTCCTCGCTATGAACTGCATCCCTAACCGCTTGGATGCCCTGTAATTGGCATTGCATACAACTTGTAACTTCCCAGCATCCACAAAGAAGCTGTCACCAATATCCATTTCCTTATACGGATAACGCTTCTTGCCTTCAGGTAACGGCACTGACTTTTCAACTAACATTTCATCCCCTCAAATAACACCGGGACGCACACCGTCCATTTTCTGCTTCCATACGGGTTTGCCGTCAGGAAAGAGATTCAACATATTCCTTGCATTGGCTACCTTGTCTTCAATACTCATGTTGTAGAAATGAACTATCCAATCGCCAAGCTGCCACTTAGTCGGATGCTGATTCATGGTTTTGGCAGGAACTAACCTCACCATATCTTTCACCCACTTCTCCTCTTGAATCAAGTTCCACAAGTGAGCTTGCTGTCGCCACGGGTATTGTTTCCAGACCTCAAAGTCATTCATCATTCTCTCAAGCAACTTCTCACACCGACCAGCCCTATAAATCATCACATCGTTATTCATAGGCCACCAGCCCGTTTCTTCTCTAGCTATCAGCACACTATCAAAGGATTCAAATACGTCTCTCACACTGATGTCATGATTCATGAACAGGGTATCCATGCCAATCGTCATAACGATGTCGTACTCAGCAAGGTTAGCCTTTAAGCCCATCATGTCTATCAAGGTGACCTTGTTGTAGTTCTGATAGTCCAACTCAGAAGCCACATAGTCATAGCCCCACCGCTTGCAGTAAGCCAGATGGTTCGGAGAGCAGATGTCATACAGCTCTCGAATCTTCTCTGACCAGTTAGACCTAATCAATACTCTCATCTTTATCCCCTCTAATCAATATACACACTATAGACGAAAAAAAGGGACCCCACAAGGGAGGTCCCAAAATGACTACGCCAAGCGAGAAAGAATGCGTAGCCAACACAGAAGGAAAATCTAAACAGAGATTAGCAGAACTACGGAAAAACACATATTTTTTTTGGGGGGAAAGATGAATGGGGCACGCACCCACAGACCCCCAAGTCCAACTCAAAGCCAACTCAGCGGCGTGTCATCGCATGCTGACTGCCCTTCCCTGCCCAAATGGACAACCAAGCCTGTGCAAGCCTGTAGACTGCCAGTATGCAAGTGTATGCAAGCTGATGCAGTACCCAATGGCCAATTGTTAAATCTGGGAGGGGAGAGAGTTAACAATCACATGACATACCCGCTTAAATAAGTGGCAGTGACTATTATATTTATTACAGTACACTTATATTATATAGTTATGATGTTCTTATTATATAGTTATGATGTTATATGTTAATACTATTGTATATAGTAAATCAATAGAAAAATACAATATATTATTCACTTGACCTAATCGTATTAACCTATATAATAGCACTCAGCAGCACAGAAATTCCTAACCTAACCGGAGTAAATCATGACTAAATTAATCGCTGACCGTATCGTCTTAGTTTGTGCTGTTGTCTTCATTGTTTATGCTTTCATCAATCTCGGTTAATGCTTTACCGCCCTTTCGGGGGCTTTTCCTAACCTTTTGGAGTTCATCATGCAAATCAAATCAAACGAATTCACGGCGATGAAGGGTCACGTTGCAGACGGCTGCATCATCATTGCACCAAGTGGGAAACAGTTCACCTTAAAAAACACAATGAAAGGTTGGACTATTTGCTACCAGGACGGCTCAGAATGTTCGGGAAACCTACCGTCTGCTTTTGATGTTGAATACTTTGTAGTTAATGGGCTTCAAACTCACTAATCAAACCGCCAGCCGGAGCGTTATCCGGCAACTTTCCTAACATTTAAGGGGTACATCATGCAAAACACTACTTATAACGGCTGGACAAATTACGCTACTTGGCGCGTCAATCTTGAAATGTTCGACGGTTCCGAGTGCCAATGGACAGCGGAATCAGCACGGGATTTTGTCGAGGAAATAATCATTGACACCACGGACGAGGGTGTAGGCCGTGATTACGCATTGGCATTTCTTGAGGATGTCAACTGGCATGAAATAGCAGAGCATTATCAGGACGAGGAGGAAACAGAAAATGCCTGAAACATTTCTTGAATATGCGGCTGGCTTAGTCGGTGCCGCTCTTATGTACCTGTTTTTCTTTGTTTTGCTTTCTTTCTAATCGGGGGTAATCATGACTTGTGCATTTTCTGGAATAGAACGTAATCCTTTTCTGACTTATGAAGGTAAGCCAGTCCGTATTGAGATGGGAGACTATGATTTATGGCGAATTGTCTTTGATGACGGAACGGTCTCTATGCCGTTTTGCTCAAAAAATGCTGCCGTTACATGGCTTGACAGAATGAACGCCTTATACGCCGTTTAAATCAATTTTAGGGGGGGTTATGAGTTCATTACTACGTATCGCTTCATGGGTCATTGTTGATAAGATAACCAATAAGGCAATATTCGAGACTTTTAGCGAGTCAATTGCAAGCAAGATAAATGTTGAAAAGTATCAAGCAGTGCCGGTGCTTGAATACCTGCAAAACCTAAACAAACAGATAAGGGGTTAATCATGGGTAAAGTTAAACAATCATTAATAGTTGAGCAGGAAAACATAGAACTTGATTACAGGCCGTTTAGGCCCATTGAACGCTTATCCGATGTCGAGGTATCAGCGGCCTATTTAAAGCCCTCTAAGGGCCTATTAGACGGGCGAGAATGGACACCTAGTAGTCAAACCGATGTAACAAAAACTTGGCGTCGATTCGGCTGGCGTCCTATTGCTGAAATCAAAGCAGAGCAAGAGGGGAAAGGATGAAAGCCCAAAAACACGATTTAGACTTCACTGTAACCCTGACTCCAGAGGACGCTAGGTTTACGGATGAAGTTGTGGCTGCGGGTGTGCCGTTGATTGTGGCTTCTATGTTTGGCAAATCCTTGCGTAAATTAGTTGAAGCAGAGCGCGAAGCGTGTGCGAAAGTATGCGATAAACACGCCGAAATGCATCGTCAAAACAGGCAATTTACCTTTGCAAGTGCTGACGATAAATGCGCTCATGCCATACGCAAAAGGGGGCAATAATGCTTGCTAGTTTATTCACAATTTTATGTGCGGGGATATTTATGGGTATGGGCGTAATGCTTTTGACAGTAGTTGCATGGATTCTTTGGACTTTTTTAACGCCAGAGGATTGACAAAATCCCCCACGCGCGGGTACATTCGGGTTGTCTATGTGTGCGCATAGAAAAAACCTAAAGCCCTTTAGCTTTGGTTCTTTATCCCTCGGGAGCGTGCGCACACACGCGAGAGCCAAAACTTGAGGGCTTTTTTGCGTCTAGACCGCCCATTATGTCGGGGTCTCAACGGCAGGTAATGGGGGAAATCCGTACTGTGGGGAAGCTCTGAGAACGGACAAGGGTGGCGAAGCTAGTGCCCTAGAGCGAAAGACTGGCGGGTATGCGTGGCTCCGTCATGGCATTGAAGGAAACCTAGTTCTCTTAGGATGGCTAGGTTTCGTCCACCATCAGGCATAGGGGAGGTAATGATATGAAGATATGTTGACACTAATCCATATAACCTATATATTGTAGTTGTATTTCCTAACCATCATTAAGGGGTAAATCATGAATACACCAAAATTGTGTATTGACTGTAAGCACTACAAAGAGCGTTCCTGCTATCACCCGTCTAACGGCATCGATTTAGTCGATGGAAAACTCAAGTCTGAATTCTGCTCAATTATGCGTTTAGATTATCGCGCCTGTACTACTGAGGGCGTTTTGTTTGAACCAATGGAGCCTGTTATTTATGACATTGCAGCACTATTTCCAGACGTTAATTTTCCTAACATCAAGGGAGCATCACAATGACCATCCAAACAGAGAACCTAAAAGGGATAGACGCGATAAGCGCAGAAGACCTTCTCCGACCATTTGAGTATGTCTTGACTAAAGACGGTATGAAAAGAGTTTCAGATAAACCTATTGATTGGGTTGACCAAGAGAAAGCTCAAATGCGTGACCAGATTGAAATGCTGGAGCGTGAAATAGACCGTCAAAGCACAATCATTGACGCTTTAATCAAAGCAATCAAAGTTATTGAGAGGGGTTAATTATGACTACCGAACAAACACCAAAGAAGGGCAGAGGCCGTCCAGCAAAAGTAAAAGTGAATGAACAAGACATTAGTGCTATGAAATCTCGTATTTCTCATCTTGCTAATAGCTTGGCTGAGTCAAATAAACATAAACGTCAATGGGAAACTAAATGTGATGAATTATGGGCAAAAAATGATGAAGCACGTTCACTCATTTCAAAATTAGAGCAGGTAATTAAAGACCTTGATGAAAAAGTTAAGAGTCAGGAGGGTGAAATTGATAATCAAGAAAGAGCTTATAGAAGATTGTCCAACATTGTTAAATCTCTTACTGAATCTCTTTACTATTCTTCAGAAGCATTAAACAACATAGCAGGAGGTTTTTAATATGGCTAACGCACAATCAGATTTTGCACCCGAAGTTCGTAATTCGGCTTGGTGGAGCGGTGACTCTAGGAAAGCAGCTAACGGCAGAGGTAATGAAGCTGTCCTAGAGAAGCTAGGGTTGAAAGAAAGGCCAGACTTGTCTCAGGTTGAAGCTGTCCAGATGGGTCATGTAATGCAGCCTATTGTCGGCAAACTAGCCCAAGACAAGTTACAGATTGAACTAAAGGACGCTGATTATGCGCTTACACACCCCAAAGAAGGATGGCTACGGAGCCATTTCGATTTCATATCTGCGGACGGTAAAACGCTGGTTGAGGCCAAAAACTACAATGCGGCGGTTCGCAACAAGTTTGATTCAGAAGCAGGGATTATTCCGGCTGCTGACATGGCGCAGCTTATCCATGAGGCAGCTTGCCATAATGTTGAAAGAATTGTCCTTGCAGTCCTATTCGGTGGGCAAAACTTTGAGACGTTCGAGTTCACTATTTCGGAAGCTCAAAAAGAGGAACTAATCAAAGATATGGCTAAGTTTTGGGGTGCTGTAGCCACTAAAACACCCCTAGAAGCCGAAAACACAGAGCAGACCAAGCTCATCTATGCCCAAGACACAGGAACGTCCATAGTCGCTATTCAGCCCATTGAGAAAGCAGCCGAAGCTCTCAAGTTTGTTAAGGAAGAAATTAAGCGGCTAGAGGAAAAGGAAGAACACCTTTTAACTGCTATTCAAAACCATATGCAATGGTCATCTGAGCTAGTATCTTTTGATGGAAAAGTTCTCGCTACATGGAAAAACAGCAAAGGCAGCAAACGATTCGACGCTAAAGCCTTCCAAGCCCAACACCCCGACATCTACGAGAAGTTTGTCTCGGAAACGTCAGGTTCTCGCCGTTTCTTACTTAAATAATGGAGGATTTATGTACGCATTCCCATCAGGACACAACCCTAAAACTGGCACTCAAGAATCTGGCATGACCTTGCGTGATTACTTTGCAGCAATGGCTTTGACGCATTTTGCAGGAAAAAACATTGATTGGACTCCAGAAATGGAAGAAAAAGTTGCTAAAGGAGCGTATCAAATCGCAGACGCAATGATGAGAGCGAGGGACTTATGACAGCCCTAGTGCCAATAAATGAGATACGCGAAATGGCTGAAGTAGCAGCCAAATCCAAAATGTTTGGGTTCAAGAGTCCAGACGAAGCAATGGCAATTATGCTGCTCTGTCAAGCTGAAAACCTGCATCCTGCTATAGCAATGAGGGATTTTCATGTCATACAAGGCCGTCCAGCACTAAAGGCAGACGCTATGCTTGCCCGTTTCCAGCAAGCCGGTGGAACTGTTAAATGGGAGGAATACACCGATGATAGAGTTACTGGAAACTTTTCTCACCCTAACGGTGGTTCTGTTAGCGTCAGTTGGACATTCGAGATGGCAAAGAGAATCGGACTTACGTCTAAGGATAACTGGCGCAACTATGCAAGAGCCATGCTTAGAGCCAGATGTGTCTCAGAGGGCGTTAGAACAGTCTATCCGGGTTGCGTCGTTGGAGTTTACACGCCAGAAGAAGTTGAGACGTTCAAGACGCCTAGCCCGACTGTCAAGGACATGGGCGAAGCAGAAATCGTTATTGAGGAACCGATAAGCGAGTATCAGTTATTCCTGCCGGACGGGTCTGTCTACGCTAATTGCACTGGCTGGCAAGACTACATTGAACGCTATGTAGCTATGCTTGACGCTATCGAGAATTCGCCGAAGCTAAAGAAGGAAGAAAAGGCAGAAAAGCGAAAAACTTGGGAGGCGGGGAACGCTGACGCAGTCAAGCGCATGGATGCAGTGACCAAGACGCAATTTATAGCAGCCAAACAAGGTGTAGACACCTTTGCAGACTTGGAGGACGCTATTGAATAATTTCCGGCATACCTCGCCCCAAAGCATCGGGGCATTTCTACCCAAAATAAAGGAACCAATAATGAGTGAAGCAAAAGAGTACACAAAGTTTATTCCCCAAGAATTAAAGGGGCGTATTACACACAACAAATACAAGCAAAAGGATACTGACCCTGATTTAAAGGGAACCCTATGTGTCAAAGGCCAGATAGTGAACTTTGGCATTTGGAAGAATGATGGTCCTCATGGTGAGTATTTCAACATCAAGGTATCTGACCCTGATTGGAAGGATAAGCAAAAGGATGCTCAGTATCCGAAAGAGATAACGCCTAAAAGTAAGATGGCTGGCGACATTCCTTGGTAATGCACGCATGGCTTGAGTTGCCGTTCCCGCCAAGTATGAATACGTACTGGCGTAACTTTCGGGGGAGAACTGTTCTCTCAAAGAATGGACGGCAATTCAAGATAGCTGTGCAGGACTACATAATAGAAAAGAACATTCCTAAATTTGGGGACAAGAAGTTGAAGATAACAATGATTTTGCGCCCTAGAGATAAGAGGAAAATTGACATCGACAACCGTATTAAGGCAGTGCTAGACAGCCTTCAAGACGCAGGGGTTTTCGATGATGATTTTCAGGTAGACCACATTGAGATGATTCGCGGAGAACAAATCAAGGGTGGCCTTATACGGGTTTTGATTGAAGAATTGCCAGACCCCCGCCAGACCGAAGGCGAGTCCCTCTGAGGACAGGTTAGGAACGCTTGGGCAACGTCTCGGTCAGCCCACTAATTCAACTAAAGGGGATTACATGAAACACTTATTCGTCAGCACACCTATGTATGGTGGCCTTTGCTATGGCTTCTACACACAATCGTGCTTAAAGCTGCAAACGCTCTGCAAGGAAGCTAACGTCAACTTGAGCTTTTCTTACCTGTTCAACGAATCCTTGATTCAGCGGGCTAGAAACTTACTGGTTAGTCATTTCTTAAAATCTGACGCTACACATATGATGTTCATTGATTCGGATATTCACTTTAATCCTGCTGACATCATGCCGATGATGGAGTCCGACAAAGACATCATTTGTGGCATCTACCCAAAGAAAGAAATCAACTGGCAGACGGTGCGTAACGCCATTAATGCCGGTGTACCTGATGACCAGCTAAAAAACCATACAGGGGCGTTTGTGGTCAATCTAGTGGACTACCAGACCGAGGTAACAGTGCCGATAAATAAGCCAGTAGAGATATGGAACGGTGGCACGGGTTTTATGCTCATTAAGCGTGAAGTCATTGAGGGCTTAATTGGGAAAGTGCCGACGTACTTGAATAACGTGCTGGATTTGAACAATCCCGGCAATGGTGAAACCATCAATGAGTTCTTTGCAACGCAAATTGAGCCAGAAACGCAAATCTTGCTGTCTGAGGATTATGACTTTTGCAAAAAGGCACGTAAGGCTGGTTACAAGGTTTGGGCAGCACCTTGGGTCCAGTTGTCTCACGTTGGCACTTATGCCTTTGAAGGCAAGTTGTTGCAAACGCCATGATGCGCGACAAGTACGCTCCCCACGTTGATTTTGGGGAGTTGTCCGGCTTACTTGGCAAGGTTTTGCCGTCAAATCTGGATATGGTCCTAGAACGCAAGGGACACTTCCTGTTCGGCGAATGGAAGCGGGATGGGGAGAAGATAAGCAAAGGCCAAGAAATCCTCTTAAAAGCTCTCTCAGGGCTTCCTAAGGCCACGGTTTTAGTGGTCTCTGGTGATACCGATAACGGGATGCGTGTAGAGCGTTTCTGGAGGATTCTGCCGGACGGCAGTTATGCCGATTGTGGCAAAGGTTTAATAGCCTTTAAAGACTACATAACCGAATGGTACCTAGTAGCAGATATAGGTTAATGTTGCAGCGCAACATACTGTTTTTCTTGGGGGATGGAAGCCGTGAAACTAATTAGCAATTGTGTGTGCTGTGGTTCTAAGAAGCTAGAAAAGCGTCTAGGGTACTTCCAGCCGTTTATTTCCCATAAGGTGATGGATTACCCTGCCGAGCAGATAAACGTCAATGGCGGGGCTTTTTATCCCCTCCTGTTCACGAATTCCCTGCGGTGTCTGGACTGCTCCTTTGTTTTCTCACAAGTTAGGTTTGATGATGAGGAGATGGCAAAGATATATACGGATTACAGGGGGCCTGAATACACCGATACACGGTCACTATTTGAGCCGGGTTATGCCCAATTAAACAAGAATTTGGGCAAACACCCCCAAGAAGTGCATAGTAGAGCTGCTGCTTTGGCTTCTTTTGTGCAGTCAGAAGTCGATGTAGCCAAGGTTAGCTCAGTCCTAGACTACGGCGGGGATGAAGGCCAGCACATACCTTCTTACTTTTCTCAGGCCAAGAAATACGTCTACGAAGTCTCCGGTGTAGACGCTGTGAAAGGGGTCACCAAGGTCAATGATGCGTCTAATGGCTACGTAGACTTCATTATTTGTAGTAACGTCTTAGAACACCTGCCGTATCCAGCACAAGCATTAGACAAAATATCAAACTGGATGCACAAGGACACAATCCTGTTCATTGACGTACCGGATGAGATGACAGGTAATGGAGAGCATCCCCTGTCTTTTCACGAACACATCAACTACTTTACTGAGCCGTCAATAAAGGCATTGATGCAAAAAAATGGGTTTGAGGTACTGAAGGTGAAAACGGTAGGACTAGACTTTTGTTATGCACAGGCTAGACAAGTGTTTTTGCTAGCAAAACTGTCTTACCCTTAACGACGGCCTTTTCTAGCTGTCTTTTTGGACTTCCTGAACGCTGCTGTTGTTGGGGCACCTTTACTGCCCGGTATCCTCATGCGCTCGCCAGAACCCTTGCGAATACGTTCTCTCTTTTTGTGAATATTGGCATATAAACCGGCTTTCATCTGCACCCCCAACGACGTCTAGCTGCTTTTCCCCTAGTCCCTTTCCAACTCTTAGACCTTGCACAAAAAGACTTGTGTCTTGGTCCTGATTTAGTTGGAGCCTTCAAGTTACTTCCGGTAGCACGGTTGTACTTCTTGCGTCCTTTAGCGGTCAGGCCACCACCAGCTTTGACAGAGAGCTTCTCACCGCGACCTACAGATAGGTTAGTGTCTTTAGACATTATCTAGCTCCCTTTATCATTTGGAGCATAAGTTCTTGCCTACGTTTCTCGACAGCTTCTCTAAGCATTTCTGCTTTTACTTGATTAAAGTATTCACTTCTAGCCTGTGCTGCTTTTTCAGCTTCTTCAACAGAGGGAAAATTAGGAAACCTAAATCCTTGAGCAGCCTGTTTCTGAACGTAGTTTTTAATGGTCTCGTAATGGGTTGGGTCTTGTGGGTTGTAAATTTTTCCCTCATAAATAGAAGGAACATTGTAAAACCCCTCGCCGGGCAACCCTAAATCAGAGGCACTCTCAGTTATAGAAAGCTCAGTATGGGGGTCTAATTTACCCTCATCAAAAACAACAGGTCTATCCATTTCAATAGGATAGCCGTGCGGGTCAAGGACTTCTTTGCTAGGCAATTTTTTCTCCCGTCTGTAACTGAGCTAGGGTCAATCCACCTGTGTACTGAAAGTGCGGGTACTCTTTAAACCGCTTCCAATCCCCTGCCCACTCTAAACCCTGTGCTTTACCAAGTTTGCCAATCGTTTGCCAAACTTCATCTTTAACATTCCACGCTGGCTTGCCATTGATAATAGGAACAACGTCAACAGCGCAACGATAATTATGAAAAGATTGACCAGCCTTTGCGTTCGTGACAACTTTCCCCGCAGTCGTTCTACCCTGCGCGTAAAGAGCGTTCTGGCTTTCATTGTCTCGGTAGGTACTAGTTACTAGCAAGTCGATGCCTGAAGCGTCTGCGGCCTTAATAAAGGCTTCTACACGCTGTTTAACCTGCGGTAGCAAGTCATCCAGACTACGACTGTTTATCATTTATCAGCCGTAAC